CGTATGCCCGGTGCTACTTCGTTGCCAACTGCTACCGTTTCTCCTGCAATGATTGTTGCACGTATGAAGCGTTTGCTTGACCAACAGCAGGTTGACTCACAAGGTCGCTGGCTAGTAGTCGATCCAGTATTCATGGAAATTCTTGCTGATGAAGATTCTCGCTTCATGAACGCAGACTTCGGTGACTCTGGTGGATTGCGTAATGGTTTGACCGTAAGCAACTTTCACGGCTTTCGTGTATACTCCTCGTCCAACTTGCCAGCACTAGGCACTGGGCCGGGTACTGCAGGTACTGCCAACCAACTGACTAACCTTGGAGTAATTATGGCTGGACACGATTCCGCTGTAGCTACTGCAGAGCAAATCAATAAGACAGAATCATATCGTGACCCTGACAGCTTTGCTGACATTGTTCGTGGTATGCATCTATACGGTAGGAAGATTCTTCGTCCAGAAGCAATCGTTACTGCCCGTTATAACGCAGCGTAGGGGGGGATATAAACTATGGCTACTTTTGATATGACTTCCGTTGATACTGCTGGTGTTGGAGCAAACGTTCTTGCTGTTCCAACAGTAGTTGGTAACACTGTACGAACCGTTGAAGCAATCTTAGATATTGATGCTATGATTGCTGCAGGTGCTACTATTGCAGATGGAGACATTTTCCAACTGTTAGAAATACCTGCTGAATCAGTAGTGGTTGCTGCTGGTGCAGAAATCATGAAGTCCTTTACAGGTTCTTGTACTTGTAATATTGACTTTGCTGGTGGAGATGACATCATTGACGGTGCTGCACTTGATGCTGCTGCTGGTACATACCTTGTAAAAGGTAGTAACGGCGAAGCTAATATTGTAAACACAGGTGCTGCATCTACTTTTGCTGCTGCTGCTCTTGCATGTGTTGGTGCTGCAGATACCATTGACGTAGTTGTCGCTGGTGCTGCTGCTGCAACTGGACGCTTACGTGTCTATGCAGTAATTGCTGATGTTTCGGCTGCTCATACTGAGGCTGCTGCAGCCCAGCGTGACTTGCTGTAACACTACACTAAACTTTGGGGCTGGCTTTATGCTGGCCCCATTGCTGCATTTTAAGGAAACATAATGGCCCTGACATATCTTTCATTAACTAACGATGTTATAACTCGTATGAATGAAGTTGCTCTTACTGCTGCTACCTTTGCAGATGCAAGAGGTGTGCAAATACAATGTCAAAATGCTGTTAATGAATCTATACGATATATTAATCAAAAAGAATTTGGCTACCCTTTTAATCATGTAACAAATACTTCTACGTTAGTTCCCGGTACTGTTAGGTATACTGTACCTACTAGTACTAAACATATTGATTATAATACAGCTAGAATAAAAAAAGATACTGACCTTAATACTTCAGGTGGTAATCTTACAAAGCTAGATTATAATGAATATATTAGTAGGGGCTTTGCTACTCAAGAAGATGAAGTAGAAACTACAACATTAGATGGTGCATTAACAGATAGTGCTACTACAGTTACCGTAGCAAGTACCACAGGCTTTACTTCTACTGGAGTTATCTTTATACTAGGTGAGCAAATATCTTATACAGGTATTACATCTACTACTTTTACTGGGTGTACTAGAGGTGCTAACAGCACTACTGCTGCATCCCACGTTACGGCTACACAGGTAGCTCTCTTTACAAATGGTGGAGTACCTCAATTTATTGTACGTACTCCAGATAATAATTATTTACTATATCCTTTACCTGATAAACAGTACTCATTAGTATTTGACTACTATACATTTCCAAGTGACTTAGCTGCACACGGAGATATTACTAGCATACCTGATAGGTTTTCACCAATTATTGTGGATGGAGCTACAGCATTTGTGTATCAGTACCGTGGTGAACTAGATCAGTACAATACAAACTTTGTACGTTTTGAACAAGGCATAAAGAATGTACAAAGTCTTCTTGTAAATAAATACGAATACGTTAGGTCAACTGTTATATACAGACCTAGTAACTATAATATTGGAATCTCCTTTTAATGGTTGATAGTTCTAAAGTACAACCAGCGGCATTTAACTGTGAGGGTGGTTTAGTATTAAATCGTTCTTCCTTTCTTATGAAACCGGGAGAGGCTTTAGTATTAGAAAACTTTGAACCTGACGTTGAGGGTGGCTATAGGAGAATGAATGGATACCGTAGGTATGTCAATCATGTAGTACCTCATACTACTAGTATTAATGAAAAGGTAATTGGGGTAGCTAAATTTGGTGACAAGGTTGTGGCTTGCAGAGGTGAGAAAATATTCTCTGCTGCATCTACAGAGCTATCATCTAGTATAGCTGCTAATACAACTATGTCTGGTTCTGGTACAATTACTGTAGACTCTGTTGCAGGATTTGCAACTAGCGGTACTTTGCAATTAGACTTAGAACTTTTTACCTACACAGGCGTAGATGCTGCGTCAACTCCTAATGAGTTTACGGGAGTAACACGTGCTACTGAAAGCACTACGGCTGCAGCACATTTTTCTAGGGTAGTTGTTTCCTCACCTTGGACGGAAATAGATACAGGTAGAACTAATGCTAGTAAGTATAGGTTTGAAAGATTTAACTATGATGGCAACCCTAAACTTGTATGTGTAGATGGTATTAACGCTCCTGTAGTTTTTAATTTAGCTCTTAGTGCAACAGACGTTAGTACAACAGCTATTGTAGGTTCTAGTTTTGTAGCATCTTTTAAGTCTCATATGTTTTACGCAGGTAAATCAACTACACCAGAACTACTTAATTTTAGTGTGCCATCTAATGAAGACGATTTTACTAGCAGTGATGGTGCAGGTACTATTAGAGTAGACGACACTATTACGGGATTAAAAGTATTTCGGGATGCGTTGTTTATATTTTGTGAAAATAGAATATTTAAACTAACAGGAAATACATCTAGTGATTTTTCTATAGTACCTGTTACTAGAAACATTGGTTGCATTAACGGGGATACTATACAAGAATTTGGTGGTGACTTAGTATTTCTTGGGCCAGACGGTTTACGGACAGTTGCTGCTACTGCAAAGATTGGTGACACTGAACTAGGTACAATAAGTAAAAACGTACAGTCTATATTTGATAAAAACATTAAAGACTCTTTGTTATTTGAAAGTGTTGTTATACCCGACAAGACACAGTACAGAATATTCTTTACTAAAAATGATGAGTCTGACGGTATTACAAGAGGTGTTACTTGCGTTGCAAGAGAACAAGGTTTTGAATTTTCTGAAATGCGTGGGATAAAACCTTCTTGTACAGATACTTTTGTTAAGGCAGGTGATGTTATAGTTCTTCATGGTGACTTTGCTGGTCATATACATAGGCAAGACAAAGGTAATACCTTTGATGGCACACCCGTACTAGGAAAATACAGAAGCTCTGACATGGCGTTTGGAGATACTGGCATACGAAAGCATATGCAAAGGGTTATTATTAACTATAAACCTGAGTCTGCGCTTAATGCAGAATTAGTAATGCGGTACGACAATGAAGATTCAGGCTCAACTAGACCTGCAGCGTATACTTTATCTTCTTCTGATGTAGCTGCACAGTTTGGATTAGCTACCTTTAGTACTGTAGGTGGTTCTGTTAGGTTTGTTTTTGGGGGGCCTTCGCAACCTTTGGTAAGACAATCAGTAGAAGGTTCAGGGTTTTCTGTTGTACTTAGAATAAATGATGGGGGTGAGTCTGCACCTTACTCACTTAAAGGTTTTCAGTTAGAATATACATTAGGAGCAAGACGTTAAATGGGCGCTACATACACAAGACAATCAACCTTTACTGATGGCGATGTTATTACCGCTGATCTGTTTAATAATGAATTTGACCAACTCCTAGCTGCCTTTGCTGTTAGCACAGGTCACACTCACGATGGTACTGCTGGAGAAGGTGGCCCCATATCTTTAGTGGCATCTGACAATGTTACTATAGGTACTGGTGCAGGTGACATTACGCTTACTTGGGACGGTGGTTCTAATAATGGTGCGCTTATCTGGAGTGAAGATGAGGATTACTTTACGTTCTCAGATGATATCCTTATGGCTACATCAGAAAAGCTACAGTTTCGTGATACTGCTATTTACATTCACTCATCTGCTGATGGTCAACTTGATCTCGTAGCTGATACAGAAATACAGATTGCTGCTACTACTGTTGACCTTAATGGTATACTAGATGTATCAGGTAATTTACTTGTAGGTGGTAACCTTACAGTTGCAGGTAATGCTACAGTAACAGGTACTACAACGTTTAATGGTGGTACAATTACTCTTGGTGATGCTGCAACTGACAATGTTGTATTTGGTGCAGATGTTGACTCAAGCATTATACCTGATGATGACGATACATACGATCTAGGTTCGGCTACTCAAGAGTGGCGTAATCTTTTTGTAGATGGCACAGCGCACATTGATACTCTTGATATAGATGAGAACGCTACAATTACAGGTACGCTAGGTGTTACAGGAGTACTGACAGGTACGTCTTTAGATATATCAGGTGACGTAGACATTGATGGTACTACAAACTTAGACATTGTAGACATTGATGGTGCAGTAAACATTGCAGCTACAACAACTATAGCTTCTACAAACAAAATATTATTTAACGATGCAAGTCAATTTATTCAAGGGTCTAGTGCAACAGTATTATCTATTGCAGCTACTGATGAAATTGACTTAACTGCTACCTCTATTGACATAAACGGTGCAGTAGATGTGTCAGGTAACTTAGTAGTTGGTGGTGACCTTACTATAACTGGTGATGATCTAGTTATGGGAACTAACACTTCTGGTATGCTTCTTATTGCTGATGGTACAAACTTTAATCCTACTGCTGTTGGTGATCTATCAGAGATAAGTACCATTGCAAATGATGACGTATTCTTAGCTATTGATACATCAGGCGGTGGCCTTAAAAAAGTTGCAAGAAGTGCCGTTGTATCTGGTCTTGCTACTTCTGCTGCTATCTCTAACGTTGTTGAAGACACTACCCCACAACTAGGGGGTGACTTAGATGTTCAAGCCCGTGGTATTACAACATCTACATCTAATGGTAATATTGCTATAACACCCAATGGCTCTGGCGTTGTTATGATTGATGGTAATGTTGGTATTGATACTGGTAAAATTGACCTAAAGAATGGCGGTACAGCTTCACAGATTTTATTCTACTGTGAAAGTTCAAATGCTCATGCCCAAACACTACAAGGTGCGCCACACTCTCAAGGTGCAACGAACACTCTTTTACTACCTGATGGTGGTAACGGTACAATAGTGTCAACAGTTTCTACTGCAACACTTACGAACAAAACTTTAACGTCACCTAAAATTAATGAGAATGTAGCGGTAACTTCAACAGCTACAGAATTAAATTTACTTGATGGTGTTACTAGCACTACTGCAGAGTTAAACATCTTAGATGGTGTTACCAGTACTGCTGCTGAATTAAACATTCTTGACGGTGTTACATCTACAGCCGCTGAACTTAACATACTTGATGGTGTAACCTCTACTGCTGCTGAACTTAATATTCTTGATGGTGTTACATCTACCGCTGCAGAGTTAAACATTTTAGATGGAGTGACATCTACTGCAGCAGAACTAAACGCATTAGACGGTATTACTGCAGTCGTAGGTGAGTTAAACGCACTAGACATTGGCAGCACTGCTGTTGGTACTGCTGTAGCTTCTAAAGCTGTTATACTAGACTCAAATAAAGACTACACAGGTATTCGTAACTTTACCATAACTGGTGAGTTAGATGCAGCTACACTAGATATTAGTGGTGCTGTAGACATAGACGGTGCAGTTGACATAGCAAGTACACTCCTTGTTACAGGTGTAGGTACATTCACTGCTAAGCCAATAGCTAATGCAGGTGTCTCAGTAAAGAATGGAGCTACAGGTGCAGGCTTCATTGAGTTTTTTGAAGATAGTGATAACGGAAGTAATAAAGTAACACTAATCGGGCCTGCATCTACAGCAGATGTGACCTTGACTTTACCTGCAGCAGCAGGTACTATTGCTACAACAGGTGACATTACGGCTTTGGCGATTGCATTAGGATAACATAGGAAAAACAAATGGCTAATACATTTAAATTAATAACTAAAGCAGGTGTAACATCTTCCGATGTAATTTACACAGTAGCGAGTTCAACAACTGCAGTTATATTGGGGTTGACACTTGGTAACACAACAAGCGCACAAACAACAGCTACAGTAACAATAAATACAGATACAGCAAATATGTCTGGTGCAAACAATGAAGCTAACCAAGCTGTTGAACTAATTACTGGTGCTGCTATACCTGCAGGTTCATCTCTTTCTGTGCTTGATGGTAAGATAGTGTTAGCTACTACTGATGAAATTATAGTTATAGGCAGTGGAGCTACGGACGTAATACTTTCGGTAATGGAGATCACCTAATGGCAGGGTATATTGGCTCTAAAGCTGTAAGTGTAAACACTACTTCAGCTACCATCTCTGATGATCTCACAGTAGGTGATGATGCAACTATTGCAGGTGATGCTACAGTTACTGGCGTTATTACAGGCTCTACAGTAGAAGCTACAGGTGACACAGCCGCTGGTGATAATGCAGCTATGGGATATACCGCTGCAGAAGGTTTAATCTTAACAGGTCAGGGTTCTACAAATGATGTGACCATTAAGAATGATGCTGATGCGGATGTTGTTGAGATACCTACTGGCACAGTAAATGTTACAATGGCGGGTAATTTAACTATAGCTGGAAGTACTTTAAAAATTGTAGATACCCAATTAATAGAATCATCTGACAATTTTTTTATAAACATTCAAACAGGTAACAATGATTTTTATGTACAAAGCGGCGGTACTACATTTGCAGCATTTAAGGGTTCTGCTAAAGATTTAGAATTAACTTCTGGAAACCTAAAAATCGGCACAGCAGGTAAGGGCATTAATTTTTCTGCTTACAGTGCTGGTACTGGTGTTAATAGCAACCTGCTGGACGACTACGAGACAGGCACTGTAAGTTTAGCTTTGGTAGGTGGTAATGGTAACCCAAACACAGCAGTAGCTATTACGGGAACTTATGTAAAGATTGGCAGATTAGTAAGTGTTCGGGCGCAAAATTTAAACTTTAATAACACTGGGGCGGCTGGGCCAATAGCCCTTACAGGCTTTCCTTTTGCAAGTGCTGGAGCTTATGGCATTGGCAGTATTGGTGAGGTTAATGACATAATGACTTTTACTAATTCCCCATTCATCGTAGTTTCTGGTGCTGATAGTTATATTTTTGAAAATATAAGTGAGGCTAATTCCACAACAGTAAGCCATCATGTAGATGCCGCTGGCGCTATTAACATTGACGTTACTTATGAAACTAACTCATAACCCTACCTTAAAAATTATTTGTAGTGGATGCTACAAACGGACAGTCCATACAAGGAGATAAAATATGGCTAACGGTGACATCACTAAAGTACAAGAGTACGACAAAATAGAGGTCGTAGATACTTGGTATATACAAGTTCGCAAAGTTATAAAGATCATGGAAGAACAGGCAGACGGTTCACTAACTGAGCTTAGTCGTAACTTTAATCGCCACGCTATTTCACCATTCTTTTCATTAAAAGCTGACGATGGCAGTTGGACACACACCGCCAGAGACATAAGCGGTGAAGCTGCATCCGTACAAGCCGTAGCTAATGCTGTTTGGACGGACGATGTTAAGGCTGCATACAAAACTATGCGTGAAGCACAAGGATAAACACACATGTCAGGATATATAGGCAGTACACCTGTCCCACAGGCTACGCAACACAGGGAAAGTTTTACCTGTACTGAAGGGCAGACTACGTTTAACACTGCAGGTTACACTGCACAGTTCGTAGACGTGTACCTAAATGGCTCACACCTTAGCCCTGCTGACTTCACAGCTACTAATGGTAGTGATGTTGTATTAGGTGTAGCTGCCAGTGCTGATGACGTTTGTGACATTATTAGTTATACACCATTTGAGGTGGCTAACCAGACGTTTACTGGTACTACTACCTTAGATGGCGCTGTTGTTATAAACGAGTCATCCGCTGATGTAGATTTCCGTGTTGAGTCAGACAACCAGACACATGCTGTGTTTGTGCAAGGTTCTGATGGATTTGTAGGCATAAACATAGCCGCACCTACTGCTCCGTTACATATTCAGGCTGCCGACAATGCTGATTTGCTTAGATTTACTGTTAGTGGTCAAGAAGTGTGGGCATTTAAAGGTGCTTCAGCCGCAGGCTCAAATGATACTGTTTCATTTGGTATAGCGGGTGGTACACAAGCTATGGCGTGGGATGAAAATGGCATATGTACCAAGCCAGCCCAGCCAGCGTTTTTGGCTACACCTGCAAGTCAGCAAGCTAATTTAGCTGTAGGTAGTGCTGTAGATATAGCATTTGGAACGGAAGTTTTTGACAATAATGCTGACTTTGCATCCTCAGTCTTTACAGCACCTGTTACTGGAAGGTATCAATTGAGCTTTCAATTGCGTGTAGATGCTATAGATTCAAACGCTAATTATTATCAGTTTAAAATTGTTACAAGTAATAGAACGTATACAAATATATTTGCCTTTGGTGCGGCAACGTACTATAACCCCGGAAGCAGTATATTAGCAGATATGGATGCAGGTGATACTGCTAAACTTCAATTTGTCCAAGGCACTGGCACTGCACAAAGTGACATTGACACAGAATCTTATTTCTCAGGCATCCTCGTAGCATAATTAACTGGGCGAAATAACCCTGTCTTAAAGGAGACATAACAATGGCAACAATAACATTAACAGTAACATGCACAGACACAGAGCAAGCTATCTTGCTTAACGATCTGTTGAGCATAGACGATTGGCTACAAGCTGCAATGCTGGGTAAAAAGAACAACTGTTGGAAACGGATGCAACAGGAGTGGACTACTAAGCTAATGAATGACTCAGACTTTACTGATAGCATACCTTCCAATCAAGCAGACTTTGTAGCATTGGTTACTGCACGATCAGACTACAAGACACGTACTGAACGTGATGCAGCTTCAGCAATAGGATAAACAAACATGACCAAAGCTAGAACAAACGCCAGCGCATCACCAGCCGTAGGTCGTAACATGGTAATCAATGGTGCAATGAATGTGGCACAGAGAGCTACGTCAGTGACAGGCTTGGGTGCTACACTTAGCAAATACCATACGGTAGACCGTTTTCCTATATCAGTAAGCACATCAGGACGTTTGACAATGACTCAAACAGCAGACGGGCCAAATGGAATTTCTGCTAATTGTACAAAATTTGATTGCACTACTGCTGATACTTCTATTGCCGCTGGAGAATATTTTCTTTTTCGCCAGCCTTTTGAAGGCCAGAATTTGCAACGTATAGGCAAGGGTGTAGCTGGCGCACAACAAATTACTATAAGTTTTTATGTTAAAGCTAATGCTGCATTTACTTTTGGGTGTGAACTAGAAGACAAAGATAATAACAGAAACATAACTATACTTTTTGACACTACAACGGATTGGGTGAGGAAAGTAATTACAATTCCAGCGGATGTAGATGATGGCTCTAGTCCTTTTGATGATGATAATGCTGAAAGTTTACGATTAAATATTTGGCTTCATGCTGGATCAACCTATACAAGTGGTACACTAGGAACATCATGGTACAACAGAGTAGATGCTAATCGTGCTGTTGGCATAGACAGCTTCTTCAGCAGCACTGACAACAACTTCTTCATCACAGGCGTACAGATGGAAGTTGGCCCAGTGGCTACAGAATTTGAGCAAGAAGATATAAGTACTACTCTTCAGAAGTGCCAAAGGTATTTTGAAACTGGAAAAGCGGGAGCTACTGGTAATCATCCAACCGCAGATACTGGATTTTTTGGTGGCGTGGTACATTATAAGGTAGATAAAAGAGCAGCAGCAACCTTAGCACAATCTGGTCAAAGCTATAGAGAGCTTGAAAATGACACTATTTATTTAGGGAGCGTTGGTCAACAATATGCCTTAAATGTAGTAAATGGTTTTGCCCATGATGCAATCCACGATGGCGCTAACTGTAAGTATATATTTACATATACAGCGGATGCGGAGTTATAATCATGGAAAATAATATGAACATTACATCAGCACAATATCAAGCAGAAGTTGAAGGCGTAGACGTACCTATTGCTTTTGCAATAATAGCAACAATAGACGGACAAGAGCTATCAGTCCCGCTAGACCCAGCCAATCGCCACTACGCAGAGATACAACGCCAAGTAGAAGCTGGCACACTAACCATTGCGGCTGCTGACTGATGGCGCAGGATAGCTGGCACTTATCCAAATCTGTCCCAGCAACATTCGTACTAGCAATAGCTGTACAAACAGTAGGGCTGGTCTGGTATATGTCAACGCTTGACGCTACCGTAACTACTAATGCCCGTGAGATTGCACGTCATGAGATACGTATCAATGAAGTAGAAAAGACAGCACAACTACAGGCTATAATGTTAGGCCGCATAGATGAAAACATAAAGGCAATTAGGGACGCAGTTGACTACATGCAGAAACAAGCAGCAGCACAGATAAGATGATTGACCCCGTTAGTGCATTTGCTTTATTAAAGTCTGGCTTATCTGCAGGTAAACAAATTGCCAGTTTGGGAAAAGAGATTGCTGGATTTTTTGATGCAGTAGATGGAGCCAAAGCCCAACACAATAAAAAGAAGGCTTCAATTTTTGCCAGTGCTAATGAAGAAGCTATGGACACCTTTATGAAGCAGCAGCAAGCCATTGACTGTGAAGAAGAACTTAGAGAAATGATTACTGCAACTCGTGGTATATCACAGTGGCGAAACCTGCAGAACTTGAGGCGGGATATACGGGTTGAGCGTAAGAACGAGGCTAGGTTAGCAGAAGTTAAGGCAGAAGAAAGAAAGCAAATGATACTTAGCGGGATAGGTATCTTTATCTTTATATCCTTAGTACTAGGTAGCGGTGGTATGTATCTATGGTATCTAGGTTGGCTAACTAAGTGGTAACTATTGTAACAATAAGTTACTTGACAATAAAAACATACGTAGTATACTTTGTCGTATGACAATAAAAAGAAAGATAATATAATGATTCAGTTTCAAGGATTTAAACCAGAAGCACAAAAGCGTATTGCAGGTACGCTAGGCTACAATGGTGACATGTCTAAGTTTGATAGTTTCTTAGAGCAAAATCCTGAAGCTAAACAAAAGATGGACACGTATAATCAACAAGCTGTAAACATGATGAACGGTGGTATGGTACGTAAAAACTATGCTGAAGGTGGTACTACTCCTCAGATTAAAAAAGATACTATTGATCGTATGAAAAATCCTGCGTTACCTACTGGTGCTAATGTCACTGCTACAGGTACTGTAGTTCAAGATAATCAACTTATTGATTCTGGCACAGGTACGGTTGGTCAAGACCCCAGAGCCAAAACTACACCTACTACGTATACATCAACTGCTAATGTTAGTGACCCAAGAAGAAAAGATACGGGTGGTATGCTCATGTCTTCTGACTATGTAGACCCTCTTGATTCAGCTACAGTTGATCCTACCTTAACAGGTGATGCTGTTGAAGGAGTGCTAGATAAAACTACAGCAGTAGAAGGTACTTTATCTGACGATGCAAAAGTAGATGCTGCACAAACAACTAAAAGTTCTGTGTCTGACCTTACAACAACAGAAGGTACGTCTATTGATGTAAAAGAAGTTGCAGACCGTAAGATGGAGATTGGTGAAAGAGTTGATCCAGTAGCTGATGCGGCAAGTGCAGCGGCATTTACAGAAGAGATAGAAGCTGTAACTGCTACACCTACAGAAAAAGCTACTGTAAAAGGACAGCTTGCTGAGTTAATGACTGACTTTGAAGGTGGTGAAACACCTCCGTGGGCAGCAGGAAGCATGAGGGCCGCTACAGCAGCTATGGCTGCACGTGGGTTAAGCTCTAGTAGCATGGCAGGACAGGCACTCATACAGGCTGCTATGGAGTCTGCGCTACCAATAGCTGCTGCTGATGCAGGGACATTTGCAAAGTTTGAATCACAAAACTTGTCAAACCGACAGCAACGTGCTATGCTTGCAGCAGAACAACGTGCTGCATTTATTGGTCAGGAGTTTGACCAAAAGTTTCAAGCTAGAGTTATAAACGCAACTAAGGTTAGTGACATAGCAGACATGAACTTTAATGCAGATCAACAAGTAGCACTAGAGAATAGTCGTGCAGCTAACACAGTTAATCTTGCTAACATGAGTAACACACAAGCTCTTCTAATGGGTGAAGTAGCGGCACTTGCAAACTTAGATATGGCTAACCTAAGTAATAGGCAACAGTCTGCTGTGTTAAATGCACAAGCATTTTTAGCTACCGATATGGCTAACTTAAACAATAAACAACAAGTTGAAATGTTTAAAGGTCAGGCACGTACTCAGTCTTTGTTTACAGATCAAGCTGCAGAAAATGCTTCCAAACAATTTAACGCAACTAGTGAGAACCAAGCAGATCAATTCTTTGCTAACCTAAAGACACAGACATCACAGTTTAATGCCAGCCAAAAAAATGCTATGGCCCAGTTTAATTCTGGTGAAGCAAATTCTATGAGTAAGTTTAATGCTGAAATAGAAAATCAACGTGATCAGTTTAATGCAACTAACAGTTTAGTTATAGCTCAGTCAAATGCAAACTGGCGTAGGGAAGTAGCAACAGCAGGAACTGCAGCAGTTAACAGAGCTAATGAAATTAACGCACAGAATGTACTTGGTATATCTAATCAGGCTCACGCTAACTTGTGGCAAGAGCATGGTGATCTTATGGAGTGGGCGTGGACTTCTTCTGAAGGAGAGCGAGATAGACAAAATGCAATAACACTTAGTCACTTAGCTGCAGGCAAAGCAAGAACACAAGCAGAAAGTGCTGCTGACTTAGCTGCATCTAACGCAATGGGTGACTTTGTAGGTAAACTTATACTTGGTGGTGTAGGTAAGATATTTAATTGGTAAGTAGAGTAGGAGAATAACATGTCGTTACAAGGGCAGGGGCTTACAGCCTACAAAGAATACATGAACAGGTCAATGAAAAAACCTTCTAAAGTAGAGAGTGTTGAGTCGGGCGGTTTAATGAATAGAAATAAACCAGTATCAGAAACAGATAAAAAAGCAGACCCCTCAGACTATTTGTTAGAACAGTTTATGCAAATAAAAAAATTAAGGGCAGGTTTAAACAATGGCTGAAGACAATAATCTTTTTGATGCACCCATTGCTGGACAGTCTCTTACTGCAGAGTTAGGCGCACGTCCTTGGCAGCAAGCTCCACAGTATAGTACTGTTGAGGAAGCATTTGAGTACTACGCAACAAAACTTACTGACCCCGCAATTAATGATTCATTACTAGATACCCTTGAGATGGGTACTCCCGTAGCGCCAGTTGCAGAGATACTTGTACAAAGTGGCGCAATGGAAGGTAAGCATAGTATTGATGTGTCTATACTTATACTACCTGTTATAATGGAACTCATTGCATACGTTGCTGATGAAGCAGGCATTGAGTACAACATGGGTACAAATGTAACTATAGACCAAGATAAAATTTCAGAAAGTAAAATTGCTTTAGTGGTATCCAAGATGAAAAAGAAAATGCCGCAAGAAGAAAACGTAGTAGAAGAAGAAGAGCCTATGGTTGAACCAGAAGCTGTACTAGAAGAAAACCCACAGTCAAGTGGTCTTATGGCGAGGAGAATGTAATGGCTTTTAATTTTATGTCTTTTTTAGGTGGTGCTGCTGGGGCAGGAAGCGAATACATTGATACAAAAAATGAAGCGGCTGCTGCAGCAGAGTTAACTAAAGAAGAACGTCAGTGGCAGATAGCTACTGACGCTCGTAGGGACGCTGCAGCTAGAAAATTAATAAGAGATAATAAAAGAAATAGTACTAATGAATACATAGCTACTCTAACAAGCCTAGGTTGGGACACGGATAGCGCATCATCTATAGCCGCTGGCGGTGCAGCTAATGTTGCTACATGGACAGACATTGGTATTAAACACAAAAAAACTGGAAAAGAATGGGACATTAATTTACTTGTTGGAAATAAAGAAACTACTAATACTAGTGTTATAAATGAAGCTACTAATGATGTAGCTGATCCTAGTAATATTACTAGCACCAAAGCTGCGTGGATGTCTATGGGTGAAGAACCTGATCCAATATTTAAGGAGTTAAATAAGGCTTTTGATTTTTATCAGAACAAAGCAAACAATGCAACTGGCGCTAAAAAAATTGCCTATCAACAACAAGCAGATGATGCACTAGCTTCTTTAAAAAGGAAAAAGTCTGAGCTTGCAGATGAAGGTGAAGAAACTGGTTCTCTTTTCGCAAAACGTAACATTGAAACTATACGAAAAATGAATAGGTTTAACGGCATGGAAGACGTGGGCGTAGAAGTAAATAGAACCGAAGAAAGGATCATAAAAAAATATGGTGATGGTGGTAGATATAATATTGGAATATTACGTGGATTACTTTTAAATGATGCTGCTAACTTACTAGAAGATGGCACTACAGTTGCAGACCTTAATTGGCAAGGGATGATAAAAATAGAAAGAGAAAATGCGTTTGCTGGTATAAAGGCTCACGCAAGGCTTCACATAACTGGTCAGTTTGTCGATAATACAAATGTTAAAAGTCAATACATAAATCAAGAAAAAGCACTAGCAATAATTGGAGAAACCAGTTCCGAAATTACAGCAATGCCAGACGGAACTCCGAATACAGAATACCTTTCTACAAATGAGGTTGCGAAGTTATATCAAACAGGAAAGCTACGCTTTGGAGATACATATAAATTTATAAATAGTGACAACAAACTTATAATTGGTGTATATACAGGCAATGTTGGTTTATTTACAACAAACGCAGATGGTGCAAAAGTTAAAAGATCAGATTATAATTTCTCAGAAAATAGGATTGTGCGGAAGGTTACAGAGTAATGGCGGAGCAAAGTTTTGCAGTACCTTCTTTTGAAATAGACGATGATGAAGAAACTACAACAACAATAAGTACTGTGCCTGCCGCTAGTACAACTCCCAATGTAGGGTTAGTTAGTACAGATTCTGTACCTTCTTTTGAAGTAGATGATACTGATGACGCTCCCGCTTGGGAAACAGACAAGCTAGATGTAACAGAAGAATTTGTACCTAATAAATTAGATGTTAACCAGCAGACCGCTGCAGCAATTCTACTTAATATACCTGTTCAAAATCCTAACCTTAGTGAAGAAATAGACGCTAGGATACAGAGAAAGTTTGAAGAACAAAGAGATTTAATAGCTGCTAATGTACAAGAATCTGAGTACGCTAATCTTGTAGCAGAGTCTCATGCAGAAGACCTAAAATTTAGAATAGAAGAGTTAGGCCGCCGTGGTTTAACTGTACAGCAAGCTAGAGAAATGGCTGCTGAAAGAGGAGCAGATGCCTTAGCAACATTTGAATCTAACTTTGCTGAACCAAAACAGATTGGTCAGGAAAGGTTAGAGGAAACTCAGGAGTGGGCTGAGACAGCAAGAGATCGTGTGATTGCCAGATTAAATACAAAGAACATGATTACTAGCGGTATTACAGATCAGTTACTAGACGGGCCATTCACACTATCCGAAATAAATGCATTAGTTCTGGCAGACGAAATGATAAATCCTGCAACTTCCTTTCTTGAAGTACCTATACACTACGCTAATTTTCAAGAGGCATTAAATGAAGGTAGGTACTGGGCTGCATCTGGAAATCTAGCCATGATTGCTGTTGAAATTACAGCAGCAAGAGCAGTGTTAAAACCAGTGGCTAAAGGCGTAACAAATGCATGGAAATATGCAGGTAGAGGTAAACAAAAAGGTTATGATACTGTACAGTTAGCAATGAGAAATGAAGCAGAGATATACGATAAAATTAATGCTGCTAATAAAGTAACCGCAGATGCTAATGCAAAACTACGTTCTGATTATATTATAGAATATGAAGCTAGAATAAATGAGATAAGAAAGTCTGCAGGCAAGCCATCTATTTCTATATCTAAACAAGATGAAAAAACTGGCCTATTTACAATTGATCCTGAGAAAACCAGAGATCAAGGTTCTATGGTTATAACGGATGCCTATAGGACAGAAGAAATAACAAATAGGACAGGTCAAAATGTAGACGAGCTATATTTAGAAGACTTGTCAATGGGCGTAGACAATATAGCTATACCTATTCTAAAGCCAGAAAAATTAGATGCCCTCATAGCAATTGCGGCTTCATTAAAAAAAGCAAAACCGGATTCTTTTAAAAGAAAAAAAGGTACAACATTAATAGATAATCTTTTTGAGTTAACCGTTGACCAAGATTTACTAGCAAGTGATGAGCTTCTTGATCTGTTAAATAAACACGGCATGTCATACGAAGAGTACATACTGGGTGTAGTAGGTTCTGGATCAGAAGCAGGTAGACTTCTTGGAAAACTAGGTCAGATAGGCCGTGTAAGACCAAAGTCATTAACTGATATGAGAGAAAACCAAAAATTGGCTACCGAACAAAGCATACGAAGCCTTTGGAATACTACAGTTGTACGAGTAGAAGGTCTTAGGCGGGGTATACTTGTATCCTCTTGGGCCACTACTGCAAGAAACATAACTACGGCGGGTATAATACAGCCTATGGCATCTCTTGCTAATCTTGCAGATGCCATGTTAATAGCGGGAAGAAGTAGCGACAATGCTGCTGGTGCTGTGTATTCCGGTGTTGCTGCCTTGGGAAAGAAAGCTACATGGAAAGGGTCTTTCAGTAATTTAGTATATATATTTAAAGATCAAGAGTATTCTAAAGCAATGACAGACTACATCTTAAAATACCCTGAGTTATCTGGTCAATACAAAAAAATGTTTGATGGCATTGGTGAGATACAACAAAATCTTGGTAGGGGTCAGGCACTTACTAGACCGGGCAAAATTCTTGATGGTGCTATGAGTAAGCTAGAGGACGGTGTACAATTTTTAAACGTACCTAACAGGTGGCAAGATCATGTTATGCGTAGGGGAACTTTTGTAGCTGAACTAGAACGAAGAGTTCAGTTAGAATATGGACAAGATTTACAGCAGCTTATAAAAGATGGCAGAATACAAGAAATAATTAATGATACATCTTCTATTAGACCTGATGGTGCGCCCTCATTTTTAACTTTAGTAGAGGACTCCACAAAGAAAGCAATGGACTTGACCTTTGCTGGCACACCAAATAATAAATTGCTAGAGGGTGCAAGTAACCTTATCGTTAAGTCTGGTGTGGGTACAATGTTTATACCCTTCCCTAGATTTGTGTCTACTAGCCTTGAGTGGATGGGTGACCATACTACAGGTGCATTTCAAGTACCATTAAGAAAAATTTTATTAAAGAGTGGTGGTAATAACATACCAGAAAAAATGAGAAGTGATTTTAGTAAATTAACTCCCGTACAGTTTAGTAAAAAATATAAAAAAACTAAAGATCAAGTACGTAAAGAAGCTGGTTCTCTTAATGTTAGGGACAGAGATCAGATTACAAAGAACCTTGTAGGCTGGGCTAGTATAGCAGCCGTATACAATTTACGTAACACTGAAAACATGTCGTCAGATCACAAGAGAATGACCCTTACCTCAGAAGGAGAAGGGGGAGAAGTAACCACACAAGATTTGGATGTAACTGCTCAGTACCCAATGCGCCAGATAAACTGGATAGCAGAGTACCTACGTAACGCAGACCCAGACGCCTTACTTGGCCTACCAAAATTAACTGAATATATAGCTGGAGATGGTACAGGGAACACAGGTACTATTGGCTCTTGGCAAGGTATGGAATCGGGAGAAGTATTAGAAACTTTTGTTGGTATGCAATCACGTGCAGGTTCCACAAATATATTTATTGATGAAATAGCTAACTTCCTAAATGGTATGCGAGAGCAAGATATAGAAAATACCGCAAGTTTTGAAAAAATATTTGGTAGATTTATGGGTCAATACGCTGCATCATTCCTTGTACCAATGACACAGATTATAACTGCTCAACGTGCTATGGGAATACGTGATGCAGAAATGAAGGATCACGCAAGTTTGTATGACACTTCTGATTTAACTAATCAAATGGAGCCAGCGTTTGTACGGTCATTTAATCAAAATGAATTATTTCTAGCCCCATCTGTAACAAATGCACTAGAGGAAAGAGAAACAATAGCAAAGGTAAATCCAAAAAGAGTAAATCAAGGGATGAAGTTATTCTTTGGTTTAAACTATTATGAAAGTGACTCAGAAGATATTGAGTTCTTAAAAGAAATAGGATGGACTGATCCTACATATTCTTTAGGCAGCAAAAAAGTAGAGAAGCCAGCTAGAAATTATGTAAATAAAGAATTGGGAGAAGCGTTATCTGAAATAGTATTGAGTGCTAAAGAAGAGGCCAACGAGGTTGCAAAGGATTGGAGGACTAGCCCCGCATTACAAAAGGAGTATACTTCAGAAAAGGCTGTATATCAGACTATAGCAAGGCAGTATATTGTTGATGAGTTCAAAACATTTAAGTCTAATATAAGTAAAGAAGCTGATGGAGAACTTACTGAACTTGCTTTAATTCTTAGGAAGTACAAAGCACTAACAGATACTAGCTCAAGGGCAGCACGTGTTGAATTTATAAGGAATAATGATAGGCCACCACGTATGAGCAGTATAGATGACGTAGATGATTTAGTTTACTACGGTCAGAATACAGCAGCACCATTAAAGAGATAAGAAAAGGGGGCCTTAACAGCCCCCTCTTTTTTTGTCTATCGTTAACTTCGTTTGACTAACGTGTGTCTCCACTACCGCCTATTGTTCCTGCTTCTTTTCGTGCAGATAACTTCTTCTCATTCATTGCAGCTATCATACCTAGTGTCAAGTTGAGATCAGTTGCTAGTGCAGCACAGTACCACAACACATCTCCTATCTCACTAGAAATTTGTTCTCGCCAATCATCTGGTCTACCTTCAGGCCCATCACGTATGAGTTTCTTAACCTTGTTTGCTACCTCACCTGCCTCACCTGCTAGTCCCAGTGCGGGATACATGATGCGGTGTTCGTCAGGATAGATAGCAGTCTTTGCTGCCATTCGTTGATACGCATTAAAATCAGACATGTTGTACTTCTCCTTGAGGAACTGCTCTACTTCTTGCTCTAGCTTCATTATCTTTTACCCGTTTCAAGTTATCGAAATAGGCTTTATCAAATCCCCTACTCCACTCACGATACTGCATCGTATCTGCATGGAATGGATTGACAGTACGATTGTATCTAAAGCCATCATAGCCCATGTTGTACTGAACCTTTAAGGGTGCATCGTACTTACCCAAACCACGTGACTCTCTAGTCTTCTTTATCATAAGATGATCTCCTTATGCTACGTTAATAAGTTGCGCTTCTTTGTAGGGTACATGATAGAACTGTTCCCCGTTAGTTATGTTTCGCCCCGTTGCTTCCTTTAGTTTATCTTCTGTTAATAGAGAACTGTCAATACACCACGCCTTAGATAGATCACCACTAAAGATGTAAAACTTTAGGTTACTGTGATGCTTACCTAGTAGACGCTTCTTACGTTCTGGTATTCGTATCTCTGCCCAGTGAGAAGGCCAATCACCACTCCATGCTGTTTTTACTTCCGCTTCACTGTAGTAAGTAACACTGTCCTTTTGTGTTATAAGGTCTGCGTCATACGACTCAGTGCTATCTAATAGTTCGTGTCCCTCTTTGACTAAGTGACTGATGAGTGCTTTCTTAGCTACGTCATCGTACTTGCTATAAAGATTACTTGAGAATGGTTTTCTGTATGCTGCCATGTTGTACTACTCCGATTCTGTTTTAGGTGTTAAGTTATCCTTGAGTTTTGTTAGTAAGATGTCTGCTGATGTTCGTACACTTTGTAATGTATAACTTAGTTGAGTCTGCAAATTATTATTGTAGTTAATTTCTGACAACATATTCTTTTGCAGATCAGTAAAGTCGTCTGTATCGTACTCAGTTTCGTCTAGTGTTACTTTAGTCATGTTTGTATTCTCCCTTGTTTACTGCGACATATGTATTATGAGATGTCTACAATCTCACATGAGTCACCACTACATGCTAATGTCTGCATTGCATTGGTGTTATCGTCTTTCTCGTGCTCAGACAGCCCAGCCCAATCAATTGTCTTAGGCATAGTCTTTAATAACACATTGTATGCATCCTTGTCTACCTCTTGGTAGGGTGCTTGCTGATAACTATGGTCAGAGTGTGGTAGAAAAGACACACCTGACATCTCATCAAAGTGTTTGTAAACAAATGCTCCTACTTCCATCCACTCCTCATCACGCACAGTACATGTGATACTTGGCTTATGCTCACACCAGTGACGTTGGTACACTAACCATGTCTCAAGTTGTTCAACTGCAGTCATGTCATTACGTGTCACTGAGTTCTTAGGTGACTTGATAGGAAAGCTAAACACTGTAGTGGTGTCAGGCTTCATAACACATTGCTCATGTGGGACGCCTTGGTCTTTCATAAACTGTGTTAGTCCGTCTTTGTTGTCTCCTCTAACGGTTCTGATGTAGTGGTTACTGTGTCTGGCGTGTATCCCAGAGGCACTGTCAACGAGTTGTGAAACCGTTCCGGAAGGCTTAACGCAAGTAATAGCTGTAGATACAGGTATATTAAGTAGCCCAGCGTACTCACGATTAGTATCAACAGCAATGCTTTTAAGATGTTCAAGTGTTTCTCCTAGTCCTTTGTTCTTCAATGTCATCAATGGATTGTCCATCAAGCCTGTAAGTGACACACCCAACAGACGTTCTTCATCTGTATTCTTAGCCCATATCTTACGTAGGTATGGAAACTTTGTAAAGCTAGACTGTATAGTACCAAGGATGGTAGCCATACGTACCTTCTCTGCTAAAGAATCAATATCATCTGTTGCTCGTACAACTACCTCTGTTAAGTTACAAAACTGATACGGGCGTAAAATTATCTCACTGCAAGGGTTAGTCCCGAACTCATAGTTAGGATCACGCCTACCATTCTTAGCTGCCTGCTTCTTAGATGCCTGACGATTGAAGATGCCACGCTCACCTGACTTACTTTCCACTAAAGAAATCCACTCACGCATGAATGTTTCCATGTCTGGCTTCTCTGTGTAACATACTGAGTTGTTAGCTAACGCACGGTGTCCTGCAGCTTCCCACCACTGACCTGACTTAGCGTGACGCATACGATCATCACTAAGATTACTCAATGAAATCATAGCACTACGGCGTACCCCACCGACAACTACGATCTGACCAATGAAGCACATAAGATCGTGACACTCCATACTTGACAGTGAACGTCCTTGTGCTGCCCTGAATGTTGACACAGCAAAGTGAAACAACTCAACCAAAGGTGCAGGGCCACTAGCTCTACCTCCGAATGTCTTGAGCCTTGCACCCGCTGGGCGTACTTGACTTACATCCCACTTAGGTATCTCACCTGCCCACAGTAACGCTAGTACCTGACGTAGTGCCTTAGCCCAACCTTCTTTGCTATCCTTAACTACTACAGTTGTCTCACTAATGTACAACTCAGGTACTTCTGGTAGCTTACTAATGAACTGACGCTCAACACTGAAGCCTACCCCAGTGCCACACAGAAGGATGTACATAGCCTCATCGAATGACTTAGGATCATCTACTGGTAAGTAACTACAGTTGAACCCTGCGGTGTTGTCACGATCTAATGCAGGGCCAGCCGACATCATTGCCCTCATAGATGGCATAACGTCTAAGCTAAGGATAGCTTCCTCAATCTTACTTACTTGCACAGTAGATACAGATGCTACCTTACGTACTACGTTATCTATGTATCGCCCTACTGTCTCTGTCCATGACTCCCTGCGTCCCTCGTTGTCTAACCAACGTGCATACCGTGAAGTATGTATGAAGGCTTGGTAATCTGTTGGTAAAAAGTTATTCATATGTGTCTACTCCGCTATTGTTTTAATTGATTGGATCGTCATACCATCTACATCGTATATAAACTCTTGTAGGGCTTCTCTTATCTCATCGTTTATAAGATAGTCTGCTGGCATTTGATACTCCTTCTCGTCTATGTCAAGGGTTAAGAATACTTTAACTATCATCTTGATCCTCAATCAGTACGTTGAGATACCACTGTGCTTTCTTCAAATCTTCTACGCCATTCTTATACTTGAACCGCCATAGATATTTCATAATGTTACCCTGTAGATAGAAGGAGAAACCTTCCTCACCTGTAGCTGCACGAATTGCATCAATACATTCTACACCCGCAAAGTTATAATGCGCTGGTGAATTTACCATGTCATCATCCTCTAGTGCTTTCATGTCTTACCCCTTCGTTGTTTGAAGTTTACGTTGATTACATTCTCTTCTACACTGTTTACTGTAGCGTCTGGTATACCGTCTTCTTCTTCTTGCTCGTCTTCAACTCTTTCTATTATAGCAGTAAGTTTGTCACGAACATAGTCATCTTCTTCCATAGCTGGTAGTGACGCACATACCATCTTAGTTATTCCCATAAGGTTGAAGTGATCTTCATCTGACATATCATTTTCATCTGTAGTAACAGTACCCACCAGTAACTCGCCTGTCCATTCGCCCCTTTTATCTAAGAAAGGTGTCAACCTAATGATGTAATCATTTGGATTGAAGTCTAAAAATATTCTATCTTCTATCATAAGTGTCATCTCCTTTTTACCTTTCTGTATGGGCAATGTATCAACGAGGG